GTTGTAACCTTCGAACTGTGTAGTCGTCGTGTTGAAGCGGAAGTAACCCGTTGCACCCGTTGGACGCTGACCAGTAGTCCCTACTGGGATCAACATCGCGTCCGTGCCGACCAAAGAGACAGTCACAGCAGGGGATGCAGTGTTCACACCCAAGCGATTATTGGATGAGTCCCAGAAGAGGTTTGCAGAGTTTCCGAAGGCTGATGTACCAGCACCGTAAGGAATGCGCCCTGCGGTCAAACTGGTCAACCCAGTACCGCCGTTTGAGACAACCAAGGTGCCCGCAACTGTTACGGCCCCAGAAGTTGCAGAGGCTGGAGTCAGACCAGTGGTGCCAAACGAAATCGAAGTAACCGCAACACCAGACAGCGTAGACCACTGCGGAGCGGCACCAGTCGAAGTCAAAATCTGACCAGCAGAGCCAATGCCCAGTTTGGACAGGGCTGTGCCAGTTGCGTAATAGGGCAGATCACCAGCGGTGAATGTAGTCAGGCCCGTACCACCAGAAGTGGTGTTCAAGGTGCCTGCAAGGGTCACCACGCCCGTTGTGGCCGTGGATGGTGTCAAGCCACCCAAAGAGGTCTGGAATGACAGAACTGGTGCAGATGTTCCATTGGAGGCCAGCAGTTTTACCGTGCCGCCGTCTTTGTAGTACAACTTGCCGTCAGTGATGTTGAGCGCCAACTCTCCATCAGCAAGATTGCCAGCAGTCGGAACAGCACTTGCAGTGGTGCTGTAGTACAGTTGAATTGGTGTATATCCTGCTTGTGACATTTAGAAAGTTCCTCCAGCGATCCCGCCTGTTAATTTGCCAGTCGATGGATTGCAAGTTATTGATGAGTTTACCAATTGCCCCAGATTTCCAGTAGTAGCATTGACAAAAGTTAGGTAATTTGTTGCATTTGTCGAGTCAGCCGTAATCGCGGTATTCGTTGCGTTTGTTGCGTTTGTCGCAGAGCCAACAGACAGGGTTGACTGAGCAACATACTGAGGAGCAGTGCCAGACGAGGTCAGCACATAATTGGCCGCGCCGATACCCAACTTGGCAAGCGTTGTGGTGCCAGAGGCGTACAACAAGTCGCCGCCAGTGTAGGTAGATATTCCTGTTCCACCAAAGCCTGCGTCAATTGTTGAAGCGTTCCATGCGCCTAAAGTCAGCGTGCCAACACCTGTGATGCCAGTGTAAGAGCCACTGATGTAAGCAGAACCCACAGTGCCAGAGGTGATCTGGTTGCCGTTGATTGCAATCGCGGTGTTGGATGCCAAAGTCAATTGACCCTGTGCATTGACTGTATAGGTCGGAACAGAAGAGGCTGACCCGTAGGCACCAGCAGTAACCGCTGTATTGGTAATGCTGAAGGTTGTGTTTGTCAGCGTCAGGCCAGTGCCAGCAGAATAAATCTGCGCAGACGAAATCTGGGCAAAGGTGATGTTGGTTGTACCAAAAACGATAACGCCAACAGTGTTGCAGATGTAAGTCTCGCCTGCGCCAGTGTTACCAGCCTGCACAAAGAATGCGTCACCCTGACCTAATGCGTTAGGGCTGAAAGGTGAGTAAGTGTCTGCATCGGTTGCGCGAGTCAACACCCAGTTCGTTGAGACAGTTCCAACTACGGTGACGGTGTACACACCGTTTTGAGTTTGGTTGGTCTGGTTGTAAATCAAAACGCGCATACCGACTGTCGTCAAGACGCCGTCGATGGTCAAAGCCACCTGCGTGCCTGCGTTGGTCAGCGTAGCGCCTACGCCATCACCAGCACCGCCGGGTTGGTTGTAGGTTGCATTCAAGTTGCCCGCAGTGTCTGGCGACTCAACATAAACAGGCGCATGAAAGTGAATGCCCGAAGCGGCAAGCGAGTCCACATACTGCTTGGTTGCCAATTGCAATGCAGACACAGGGTCTTGCGTCACAGCGACCGAAGTCAATCCACCAAGGGTCAAACTTGTAGCACCCAGCGCCACATTTGTTGTACCTAGCGTGACAGAGTTGTTTGTCAGCGCAGAGTTTGGAAGATTTGTAAATGTGTTGGTCGAGCCAGACATGGACTTGCCAGTCAGCGTCTGAGTGCCTGTCAATGTCACGACGGTCGAGTCAATTGCAACAGTCACAGCGCCAGAGCCGTTGTACGAAGAGCCAGTCAGGCCAGTGCCGATGGTCAGCGCAAACAGGTTGGAACCCAACGACACACCAGAGATGGTGCTGTTGACCAACGCGCTGTTTGGGATGTTTGTAAAGGTGTTGCTTGCACCGCTCATCGTTTTGTTTGTGAGCGTCTGCGTACCAGTCAAGGTAACAACAGTGGAATCAATTGTGATGGTGACGGGCGCGGAACCGTTGTAAGACGAACCAGTCAAACCTGTGCCGATTGTCAAAGGATTTGATGCAGTCGCCGTGATAGTGCCAGACGCGCCCAGCGCAACGGTCACGCCGTTGTAGGTCACCGAGTCGTTTTGCAACTGAGCATTGGTAATCACACCACTCAAGTCAGCCGTCGGAATGGTGGTCGAGGCCGTCATGGAGGCCGTGCCGTTGCCATAGACATAGCCAAGCAAACTTGTCGCGCCCGTACCACCGTTTGGCACAATCAGCGTGCCGCCGAGGGTGATCGCACCGCCAGTTGGGGTGTTTGGTGTCAGGCCAGTAGAGCCACCGCTGAAGGTCGTTACACCGCCAGACAGAGAGAACTGTCGCCATGTGCCAGCCGCATAACCGTCAAAAGTCTGCGTAGTGCTGTTAAATCGGAATTGGCCACCAGAGCCAACAGGTTGCTGAAGGGTCGTACCAATAGGCACGGTCATCGAGGCGGTACCGGGCAACACCGCGTTATTTGCCAGCGCAACCGTCGGCGCACCACTTACAGCGTCCCCATTTGCCACCGAAATCTGGTTTGCGGTGCCCAAAATGTTGGTTGAATTGATGATCCCGCTCGTGTTAACGGTCACCAAACCATTGCCAGAAAGGTTTGCCAAAGACAGAACTTGGCCCGCCAAAGCAATTGTTGGGTTGCCTGCAATGCCGTCGCCGTTGGTAATTCCTAGTCCAACGCCAGTAACCGCTATAGAACGGCCTGTAATGGCCGTAGAAGAGGTTTTTACTTGGAACCCAGTACCAGAGTTCACCAAGGACAATAAAGCGCCTGTGGTGCTGATATTGAAGAGTCCTTGAGCGCCGCCATCGGTCAAAGTCAGGCCATTGGTCGCGCCAACATAACGACTGTTGGGCAATTGAGGGGTCTGAACAACAGTCAGGTAGGTGTAGGTCTGCGTCGGAGAGCCAGCAATAGCCCCCGTCGTGGTCTGCACGGTCACGCCATTTTGGACGATAGGAACCGACTCAGCCCCAGTGATGGGGCCAGCGGTTGGGAGTTGGGTAATGGCGACTTGTGCTGACATTTATGTACTCGTATTGTCGGGCGGGTTCGGGGCAATCGTGTCTTTGTTGCCAGTCAATGTAGGCGTCTGTGTGTTCTGCTCAGTCGAAATCTGGAACTGGCTTGTGCCATCCATCGATTGACTGCCAGTCATCAGGTAATTGTCGCCAGCACCGATAGGCACATCAGGACGAGGAAACCGCAGGTTGATACGCTCGGTCTTGCGGGCGGCAAGGCGGTAGGGGTCGAACTGATCCCTGCACCCTTGGTCGCACACCCGTAGCCCGGGGAAGTTGGGGTCTGGCCCCAATTGCACAAAGGCGCGTTTCATCTTGCATCGGTCGCATACGCCAATGGCAATTGAAGTCAGTCCTGTTGTGTCGAGGAAGATTGGCATTACGCTGTATACACCGAGATGTTCGGTGCCCAGTAAATTGGTGAGCGGTCGCGCTCCTCTTGCTCTGCGTTGTAGAGATGCTTTTCAGCCATTTTCTCCAAGTATTGGACTCTATCCAAGCCAACTTGGGGCAATTCGAGGCTCATCTTATGAGCCAGCATCATTTGCACAGCCTCATACCAACGCTGTGGAATTTCCAATTCATCGGTCAAAGCACCCACATCCTCGATCTGACGCGAGTACCAGCAAGTCATTTGCACAAAAGCAGTCGATGGCACGGGCCAAATGTAAATTTGTGGTTTTGGAATCTGGCGATTGAACCAATACTGATACGGCTGGTTGGCCGTGAAATCTTTGTTTGGCAAGTTGGTGTAGTCATCGCGGTTTAGCGAAGACATCTGCACCTCAAGCGAGTTGTTTCCAAAGTACAACTCACGAACAGAAAGCGTCGTGCCGTTATAAGCACGGCAACGATAGTAAGGAACAGTCTGGCCCGCAACAATGTCAGTCCAAATCCATTTATTGTTTTCAACGGCCACAGAGCCAAGGTCAACCAAAGTCTGCCATGTTGTGCCGTCAATTGAATATTCGTAAATAATTGACCAAGTTCCAGTGGACGCAGGCAACAAACCAATCGAGCCAATGTAGATAGGGTTTGAAGTGCCGTAATTGACCGCAATGTTGCCGTTGGCCGATGTCTGCGTGCAAATGGTGTCTACATCGCCGTCATACGCGTTTGCAACGGTTCCGCCAGCAGAGGTGGTGTATGACCCACTAGGACGGTTCATCGTGCGATACAGCACATTCCAAAGGTCAATTGAACCTTTTGGCAGTTCGTAGATGTAATTGTCAGGAGTCAGGCCAATGACCAACTTAGTCATTGTCCAAAATTGAATGCCTCGATTGCCCAAATCGGACAAGAGGAAATAAAGAGACTGGCGTGCTGACAGAACCTGTTCAGAAGTCAACTCTTCGGCCAACTTGCCACAGCGTCGAGCGCCGTGATCAATCAATGTTTGGACATTGATGACGGTCTGACCTACGGTTCCAGAAAATGCCATGTTGACTCCTTACCAACCGGGACAGTCCCACCGCTTCAGCGATGCCTTGGCGCGTGGAGCGTCCCCTTTTGAATGTTCTACAACGCCACTCATACGGGCACAAAAAGAGTCCTTTCGAGCGCCGCCTTGAGGCTGTGGAGCCTTTAATTTGCTCCCAGTCTCCCTATTGTATTTGTCTCGGCCCTTTTGTGTAAGCCCTGCGCCTTGTTTTGTCGAAAGTTTTTCACCCCGACCAACAGACAAAGAAACACCGCCTTCTTTTAGTTTGGCGGTTTTTGCTGATTCTTTGAAGGCTTTAGCCGTTGGCGCACCTTCGCTACCCACTCGGCGCATCTTTTCGCCAGAGCCTTCAGCGATTCTTTCGCGTTTTTTATGAATGTTTTCATACAAACCGCCTCCTTTAAATTCTTTCCCTTTATCAGCCTTGGCAAACTCTTTGCCGACTTTTTGAGGGATACCTGTCTTTTTGGCGAACGCAGGGTTGTGCGCTACCGCCTCCATCAAACGATGTTGAGCAGGTGATTTGCTTGGCATGATTAGCCGCAGAAAATAGTAATTGCCGCGCTTGCGGGCAAAGTCACATGAATGCTTGTGTTGAAACGGATGCCGTTCCCGGGAATAATGTTTGCAAACGGGTTGTTTGTGTTTGCTGGAATGTTCATTCTTAACAAAACGGTTCCACCAGAACCACCATCACGAAAGACTATTTCTCCAGCGGTGCCACCAGACAACGCTTGATATCCAGCAAGATTTGTTGCGCCAGCGTAAATTGTTCCCGTAGCGTCAGCGTGCGCCGCAAATACATTTGTCAATGTTGACATTTAAATCTCCAATTAGAAGCGGGGGCCGAAGCCCCCACTCGTTTTCAACAGGCGCGACCGCCGCGCTTTTTACCCGCTGGAGACACTGTCACAGACCTTTCGGTTTCTGTAATAGCGCCCTGCCC